GTAGCTCCAAAAATATAGCTCATAGATTTAAAAGACATTTGTGCTATCTTAGAAATAAGACACATGTTAATAAACATTTACAATCTGCAATTACTAAATATGGTATTGAAAATTTTAAGTTTTTTATACTTGAAAAATGCTCTCCTGAAGATATATTTAAAAGAGAACAATATCATATTGAAAGTTATGATTGGTCTATATTGTATAACAAAACTAAAATAGCAGGAGCTGGTGGTGCAGACGTACAAAGAAAGCCTATATATCTTCTAGATTTATTTGGTAATATTGTTAAAGAATTTAAAAGTGGTTTAGATACTTCTAACTATCTTAATCAACCCAAATTAAACTATCGTGGAATAAATACCCATAGTATAACTCGTAAAAAATATAGATTAGTAACTCCTGAATTTTATAATAATCATATTGATATTATTAAATCTTGGAAAACTTATACTTGTGAATATATCCATAAAAAAGAATTATACCATAAAATAAAATATTTAACAATAGACATATTTAATATTAGAACTGAACATGCTTTAACAAAAACAATAGCACCAATATTAGGAATATCAAATGCAGCTTCATCTTTAATTATAATTAAAATGAAAAAGAAAAATCTTACAGAATATATTCATAAAAAATCTGGCACTTATATTACTTTTCTATAGATAGTTTAAAATATTTTCTCAAAACAAGAAATGACTTACGAGCCAAGACAATTAATAAAACAAATGTAATACCCAACCTCCTAATAATGTTAACCAAGGAGCAACTATAAGTTGAGTCCAACTAACAACATTATCTTTGTATTCATCCTTAATTTGTGTTTTAGAATGTTTAGTAAAACAATTTACTAAGAACATTATTCCTGCAAATTGTATCCAAGTAAATGAATGTAAATCAGGAAAAAGAGGGATAATAAACCATCCCCAAAAAATTGTTGCAACATATCCCCAACTAAATGAAGAATACAACACAATAATTGGTACTAATACCAATACACCTAAGAATAATAATAATGTTTCCATATTTTTTTTTAATTTAAGTTATTAATTTTTACATATTACAAGGAGGAAGTTCTTTTTCCCATTGATTATTAATTAAATATTTATATACATATCTCCCTACAAATGTCATATGAGCAGATTTATGTCTTTTTAAACCACATCTTATACACTTACCTATTCCTAGTTCTGTGTCCCATTTGTGTTTAATTCTTTTTCCTTCTAATTGTTTAGAAGCGTTAATAGAGGTTCTTTCACCATGACAAGATTTACATTCTGTATAATATGTTCCATCAGAGCGTTGATAAAATCCTTTCTCAACAACAAATCTCCTATTACATGTACAACATGTTTTAATGTTTAATTCCATAATAAAAAGAAATTAATTCATTGAGATTTCAAAAAACAATAAACAATCTAAACCAATAGATAATTTACTATCAGCATATATAAAATGTGTTTTCCAAGAGATTAATTCAAACATTAATTCTGGAATATATTCATCCACTTCTATTATTTCTAACATAATATATTATTTAAAAGTTTCTAAAAGATATAATTGGAATTATTAACCAATTAGCGTATTTTGATTTTTTATAAGCATATTCAATTGCTTCCTGCTCTGTATCAAATTCTTCTTGAGGATGTGTTGTAGAATAATAAGATCCTTCAATTTCACCGTAAGTTAAATTAACATCAACTCTCTCATTATCAATTTTTTTAGTTTTGATTTGAATAGCTGTATATTTTCTCACTATTTTATTCTCATCCATAATATATTGTTTTAGTTGTTAATAAATAAACTATTGTAATCAGAATTATTAAGACAAATCTTTTTACTGAACATAGTGCAACCATATGATGCGTTGTTACAATAGTTTAAAAATAATGCTTATAATAACTCTCCAATATTTGAGATAACTTAGCATTGCTGACATCAGATTAATTACTCCTAATAGTTGGATAGAGATTTTTGAAACCAACATTTTAATCTTATCAAGTTATTTTAAATAATATAAGGGATGATTTTTACCTTAATTCAATAGCCTAGATTATTTATCACTATCATTTACCGTCTAGCTAAATTAGCTTAGGTTGTTTTCAATTTGTGTTTGTCATTTTACCTATAAATACCCAACTTTGGTTATGACTGTCATATAAGTTATGTGATAAATCACTCAACGGGTTGTTAATAAATTTATATCCCACTTACCTCTCTATTACTGCGTGTCCGTACAGTGTCTCCTTTTCGCAACCTACTAAGGTATAATTTTTGGGAATCTATAATAAATAGAGAGTGTGGGCTTTTATAATCTCTTTAATCTCACTGTTATCTTAAGTTCAGTGCCCATACATAAGAGTAATCTTTGGGTAATATATATGTAGCCATGCCTACCTGTTACACATGGATGATCTAAGAGTTTAAGCAACAACTCACAAGCATATTACAACGGTGAGAAGTACAATAGCTTTCAAAGTTAGCCCTTTGTGCTTACATTGTACTACACCGTATATTATTCTTTAAAAAACTCTACAGGAATGTATACCTTCCAATATCACTAGATTAAATTTAATAGTCTAATCATCCTATATAAAGCGCAACACTTTCTAATGAAGTTAATACCCTAAATATGTAATATGCTTTTAACAGCATAGAGTTTTAATTATAATCAGTCAACTCAGCATTACCTGTAATTGACTGACTAAAGTGTTTTTAAATTTGTTGTGGAATACAATTAGTATCAAAAGGAATACAGTCTAATAACCAAGCTATATCAAGCCATTTATTACCATTATGTAATAATGAATTGGTATAGTAAGTATTATATAGAATAATAAGTCTTTCATCATTAGATAAATGTCTGTTAACTCTATCTAATAATCCATAAGGTGTAACACCAAATGTACTTAAACCATATTTATTAAGAAGAGTAACTAATTCTAGTTTATCTGCTTCTAATCTAATCATTGATGCTTTATCAATTTTCATAATTTTGTTATTTAGTCAGTTAATAATTTGATTTTATGAGTAATTAATTGTTAATTATTATCTTAAACTAGCATATATTTGTATCAATACTGCTAATATTACAAGTAATAACACAACTGCTATTAGTTTTAATGTACTCTTTTTTATGTGTATTTATTGTTAATGATTGATAAAAGTGCTATAATTAATTAAAATAGAGGTGATGTTTTGTGTGTTTGTTACTAATTACAAACAGTGATAACTAATATAAGGTATTATTTAACCTTACATTCAAGATGTTATTTGAAAACACCACCAATATTTTAATTTGTGAAGCCACTCTGTGAGAGATATTGGGGCTTGCCCAACATTTATTCCAACAGTTTAGTGCAAAAAAGGGTATTTCTACCCTTTAGTTACTATTCAGTTACTTCAGCACCTGCAAGTTTCAATTCAGCTACTTCTTCAGCAACATCATCAGCAAACATTGCATCAAATTCAGCTTCAGCATCAGCATTAGTTACAATTCCGCCAAGATGAGACATTCTTGCGAACATAACGTGCTTGGTAGCATCATTTTTATCAACAACTCTATCAAGAGTAGTCAAGAAAGAGCTACCAACTTTGAATTCAACACCATTCTCAATCGCAAGTTCAATGTTGCGTGAAGGCACTTGAGCTAACATTTGAGTGGTCAAACCATTTGGTGATTCAATCTCTACAGTACATAGCCTGTAGGTTTTACCATTGGCTTTGGTCATAAGACCTTTCTCTGACATATTCAGAGGTTGAACAAGTTTAGCTGTTCCGACGCGTGAGTTAGTTGTTACTAATACTCCGTTAGCATCCTCGTAAGTTCTAGTTTTAAGTTTCCAAGTTCCCATGTGTTTTGTGTTTTTTATGGTTATTAAGATTATACAAGGGGTATATCCCCAAAACTAAAAAAGAGTGGGGGTTGATCTTGGGTTAGTTCGCATTTACATTAATAAATTAATTTTGAAAAAAAATATTATAAAAATTTTTGCACTAAAATAACAAAAAAGCTATAACTAAAGAAAGGTTTTTTGAAAATAATTCACTTTTTATTAGGTTTTCTCGTTTTTATTTCGTATATTTGTATTATTAAAATATCTTACTTTGAAAGATGCACTGCTGGATACCCTAAATTGGCTCCAGTATCAAAGGGTTAAGTAAGAAGTTGGAATCCAATCGTTCCCGACAATTCAAGATTATAGATTGATTTAACAAATAGTGTCACGAACTAAAAATGTTACTAAGTAACAGTTAAATCTTGGATAATGCACTGTCTATAATCAAGAAGAAGTTAAAATATGACGGTTTATGCAATACACACCAGTTTGCATATAGGGATTCTTATATCTAATTACTAAAATTAGATATTAAATATTTAATTAATTAAATTATTATATATAATGGTGTATTTTATATCTGATGGTACCTATACCAAAATAGGTAAAAGTAAAACTCCTTTAAATAGGATTAAAGATTTACAAACAAGTAATGCTAATAAATTATTCTTTACTCATATATTTGATGTTAAAGATAAATATGAGAAAGTATTACATAAATTATTTAAGGAAGTTAAGACAAATTCAAATAATGAATGGTTTGATTTAAGAGAAGTTAATATAGAATCTATTATAGTAGGTTCATTAAGAAATATTCCACAATTTGTAGATATTAAATTAGCAGAGTTTAAAGCTTCTCAATTTAATAATAAACCTAATGAAAGATTTAAACAAAATCAATTACAACCAGATTTATCAAATTGTAATAAAAGCAAAATAAAACTTATTTTAGACGATATACAATATTGTTTAAAAAATAAAAAGAATAAAAGAATATCATATCACAAGTATATTGTTGATTATGGATTTACTAAAGACCAAATATCTTTTTTTGTAAAATCAGCAAGATTAAATAAATTAGTTGCTAAACACAATAATAATATATAACTATCCAACCCACTATTTCTTAGTATTTAGTGGGTTTTTTTATGTCTAAATAAATTATTTTCACTATTTATGAAAAATAATTGCAAAAAAACTTGCATATGTCAAAAATATTTTGTATCTTTGTACTATAATTAAAATAATGATAATGGAAGACCAAATACAATTAATGTATAATATAGAAACAGATCACTTACATAACTCAAAATTATCTGATAATGAAGATAATGGTTACTTCAAAATAGATATTATAGAAAGAAATAAAGCATTTCAATTTGGGGTATATGCTAATAACAAATTAAAGCATTGTAAAACTAAGGAAGAAGTAATAAATTTGTATAAAAGATTTATGTTAAAAAAATACTTTATAATAAAATAAAAAGATGGAAGATTGTAATGAATTAGATAAACCATGGTTTACAGCTGTAGTAATAGAAACAGATGACCAACCAGTAGGATTTCAAACATGGGCTGAAGGAATTAAACAAGATAAGTATACTATAATCTTACCAGATGGTAGTACAACACATGCTAAGTTATTTATGGACTTACAACAAAGATTTGATGATTATGAATATACACGATACTTATTAAACAGATATAATGAAATACAAAACATTTAAAGAGTGGTTTAAAGAGATAAGATGGTTAAAGGATAAAGTTATCCTTCCAAATAATATAATAGTAGAAAAGTCATCATATGTAACTAAAGATGGTTTTGATATTAATAGTTTTAATACAATGTTATTTAAAACATATAATACATTATATCCAGTAAGTGATGGAAGAAGATATAAAAAATAAAGAAAAGATTTGGAATGATTTAACTAAGTTTGATTGGTTAGATGATCTATATCGACAACAAAAGATGTTAGAAAAATATCCAGAATTATTAAAAGTTAGAAATACTAATAATTTAATAAAATATTCAATAATAAAAAAGAAATAATGATAGAAAATATACACGATATAATAAGACAAGATTTAATTAAGAATCAGAATGATTTACTAAATATGAGACATTATTATACTCATAAGTTTAGAAGTAACAATCGATTCATTGACATTAATGTAGGAATATTTATTGATGAAAAACAAAGACAAGTTGCACAGATATATGTAGCTGATAAAAATAATAAGATTAGAGAAAGATTAATAATAGAAAATAATACAATAGTAGATACAGATATAATTTACAAAAGATATGAATAAAGATATAAGAGTATATAGTAAAAAAACACATAGTCTCAACACACTAAATGGAATACTTAATGAGAAGAATTTAGAGTTTGCTAAACAAACTATGTTGTTTGATGCTATGAGAGAACACACAAGTTTAATTAAAACTAAACAACACTATCCACATAATGATATTTCAGATGTAGAAATGGAATTAGATATAGTTATTATACCAACTAAAGTTTATACTAAAATATTAAAACTTGTTGAAGGTATTAAAGAAGAAAGACAAACAATAGATGAATATTTAAAATTTCCTAAATTAAAACCATAATGAGTAGTTATATGAAACAAGGTCTTAGAAAGACTAAATTAATAGAAAGAAAAAAAACTAAAGCTCATGTAAAAGCTTTTTATAGAATCATAGGTGAAATGGATGAAGTTATTAAACACTTAGATTCAACTATAGAATATAATGAAGATAACATAAATGAGTATGTTAAACCTATTTATGGTAGAGATTTAGATAATATGGAAAAGATGATAGTACTTGGTAAATTAAGTTATGGAAAAGAAAAAACCACAGATCAACCTAACTAATATATTATCTTTTATAGAGGGTAATACACAACTAGCTTTAGAATCATTAAAATACCAACCACTACACTTACAAGAACAAATAGCTTATAGAAGATATCTTTGTAAAGATGATTGTGCAATAGATAATAAATGTAAGTATTGTGGTTGTGATTTTAAAGGAAAGACATCAGTTAGAGTATCTTGTAATAAAGGAGCTAGATTTCCTGACTTAATGGGAAAACATGAATGGGAAATATATAAAGAAGAACATGACATTAAATAATACATATACAATATACAGGAAACCTCTTAAAGAAATATTAGATAATATTGATAACTTTGTTACTAATATACATAAGTTTAAATCTAAACATAAAGGTTACGATTACACAATACAGTTAAACAAAAATGGAGAATTATGGGATGCTGAAATAAAAATAAATTATGAAAAGCAAAAGAGTACTAAAACAATTACGAGAGTTATCGAACCACCTACATTATTATAATGGGATGGCTCCTTTTCCACCATATGATACTGATTATGTAAAGGATGTAGATAAATTAATTAAAAAGATAATGGAAGATAAAAGAAAAGATTATGACAATGAACCAGTTGTAGCATGTAGATATTGTAAAAGTTTACACATACAAACAGATGAAAATATGAATGATGTTTGTTTTAAATGTGGAGCTACAAATGAATTACAAGAATTTAAGAATATTGATGAATATTTAAAATTTAAAAATGAATAATATAAAAATTGCTAACCTAAATGTAAAATTAAAAGAATTATTTTTTAAATGGTTAGATATTACTAAAGCATTCCATAAACTAAATAATCAACAGCAACAAGTGTTAGCATTATTATTATATTATCATTACATATATAAAAAAGATATTACTAATAATAAAATACTTTGGAAGATTGTATTTGATTATGACACAAAGATTAAAATAATGGAAGATCCTGTTTTTAAAAAAGGATTAACTGTTGGTGCTTTAAATAATATTTTTACAGTATTAAGAAAAAATAACATTATTAGTGATGGTGAAATATCTAAGATATTCATTCCTGAATTAGAAATAAAGAGTAAACAATTTAAAGTTATATTTAATTTTAATATTATAGATAATGACTAATAATGAAGATAAAATTAAAATATTAATCCATAGATTGGGATTACAATATAATTTAAAGGATGATGAAATTAGAAAAATAGTTAATTCACCATATAAATTTACAAGGGAAACAATATCTAAATTAGATATTAATTCTGATATTACAGAAGAAGAGTTTAATAAACTAAAAACAAATTTCATATATGTATCTATAGGAAAACTGTATACATCATTTGAAATATTTAATAAATTTAAGAATTTAAAACAAAAACGATGGGAGAACAAAAAAACTTAACACAAGATAATGTGTTAGATTTAATGAGGAATTTTGAAATACAACCTTTATTTAACAAAGTAGTTATTACACTTAATCGAGAAGAAGAGGATGGTGGATTGATATTATCAGACAATACTTTATCTGAAATACAATATGTATTAGCTAGAGGTAGTATGGTTAAAGAAGTTGAAGTTGGTCAAAAAATAATCATTGATATTGAAAAAATGATGGTTCCAGTAAAACGTGAATCACTCGATGCATATGAAACAGTGATGCAAGTAAAAATTGATCCAATTAAAATTGGTGATAATATCTACGCAATTATAGAAGATAGATATATTAAAGCAAAAGATAATAGATAATAATTAATATTAAATAAAACAATATGATAAGTACAATTTTAACAGTAGCATTACTAATATCTCTATATTTTAACTTTAAATATAGAAATGAAATTAAACAAACAATAGTTAATCATTTAAATGAACTTGAAGCTACTAAAGTAGTAATTGAAAGATTAGAAGATCGAGTTAATAAAGCTACTTCAGTTGTATCACAAGATACTGCAGAACCAAAACTTGAATTGGTAAGTAGAAAAAAATCTAAAAAATAATGAAATTATTTGAAATGAAAGATTATAATCTCCAGATAGATGAAGCTGTCTGGGGATTATTACCTTTTAAAACAATACTAAAAAGGGATAAAAATAGAAATAAAGAAACAGCATTTAAAGAAATGTTATTTATTTATTACTATGCAGATATACGTTCTGATTATGTATATTTAACTGATGATAAAGAAAGAACAAAAGAAATTATTAAAGATATTGGTTTACCAACAGATTGGAAGATTGATAAAGTAATTGAAGATGCTCTTAGGTTTTATGTATCAAGATCTATATCACCAATTGGAAAGTTATATAAATCCTCTCTAAAGGCAGCTGATGATATATCTAAGTACTTGGAATCTACAGATATTTTATTAGCAGAAAGAACTGATAAAGGTTCTGTAGTAACACCTTTATCTACTATTACTTCATCACTTAAAGCTGTACCTGGGATTATGAAAGATCTTAAGGCTGCATATAAAGAAGTATTAGCTGAACAAAAAGAAATGGAAGGGAGAACTAAAGGAAGTAGAACAATGGGATTGTTTGAGGAAGGATTAGATTTTGAATAATATGAAAGAAATATATTTTAAAGAAGAAGCAAGAGATCTATTATTTAGTGGAGTAGAAAAATTACATAATGCTGTAGCATCAACAATGGGACCAAATGGTAAAACAGTTATTACAACTGATATTCATGGTAACCCTGAAATTACTAAAGATGGATATAAAGTATCCAAAGAAATTAACTTTAAAAATCCAATTGAAAATATTGGTGCTACAATTGTAAAAGAAGTTGCTCAATTACAAGTTGACCAAGCTGGTGATGGAACAACTACTGCTATAGTACTTGCTAATGCGTTTATACAAAATTTAAAAGACTTTGATTCAAATGAAATTAATAAAGCATTTGATGAAATTATACCAAAAGTAATAGAACAATTAAAACTTAATTCAAGAGAATTAAAACGTGAAGATATTAAATACGTTGCTAGTATATCTGCTAATAATGATATACAGATCGGTGAACTTATTCAACAGGCTTATAACTTTTCTAATATAGTAAAAGTAGAAGAGTCTACTAATTTTGAAGATAAATTAGAAACTATAGATGGTATGCAATTACCAGTATCATATTTTTCTAAACATTTTATTAATAATGAACGAAAAGCTGAATGTGAATTAGACGAACCATCTGTATTATTAATAGATGGTAAAATTGAAGATTTAACTCCATTTGCATCAATATTAAATTTATGTGCACAAAGTGGAAAAAGTATATTAATTATAACAGAACATATTTCAGAAAAAGAATTACGTAAGTTAGAGTCTAATGTTTTAAGTGGTAATGTTAATTTATGTGTTATTAAAACACCTGGATTTGGACCTGTTAGAAAAGATTTAATAAGAGATTTATCTGACTTTACAGGAGCTGAAATTATTACATCATTTAATAAACCATTAACTTTAAATAACTTTGGTAAACTTAAATCATGTAAAATTGGTAAAAATAATTCTTTACTTATTAAACATGATGATATTGATATTAATGAAATTGTAGATAATTTAAATGCTTTATCAACTTCAAAAGAATTAACTACGGGAGATATTGATATTATTAAAAAACGTATAGAAAATCTTACAGGTAAGGTATCACTTATTAAAGTTGGTGGGGGTTCTGAAATAGAAGTAAAAGAACGTAAAGATAGATATGATGATGCTGTATTAGCAGTTGCATGTGCATTAGAAGAAGGAATTGTTGAAGGTGGTGGTCGAGCACTATATGATTGTAGTTATGAATTATTAAAAGAATATTCTGAAGTTAAAGGTTGTGCTAAATATATTTTAGAAAGTATAGAAACACCTATTAAAATTATAGATTTAGAAAATATAATTAATAATATGAAAGGACCTTTAATGTATAAAAATATGTTTGATTTAAATATTATAGACCCATTAAAGGTTACAAGATGTGCATTAGAAAATGCTGTATCTGTTGCTAAAACAATATTGTCAACTGAAGTAGTTATATTAAATGAACGCCAGTGGTCATGATAAATATAGAATATAAAATATGTACAAAATGTAATATAAATAAAGAGATAAATTTATTTACTAAAAATTGTACAAACTGTAAAGAATGTATGTGTATGAGAAGTAAAAATTATAGAAAAAATAATCCAGAAAAGGTTAAAATATACATGCAGAAGTGGAAAAAAGAGAACAAAGAAAGAGAGAGAATTTATAGAAATAATTGGTATAGTAATAAAATTGAAAATGATTCTTTTTTTAAATTGAAATCAAATATAAGAACACTAATTAGACTTTCTTTAAAATCAAAAAGTATTGTAAAAAATTCTAAAACTTTTGAAATTTTAGGTTGTGATTATATTTTTTTTAAAGATTACATACAATCACAATTTACAAAAGAAATGAATTGGAATAATATACATCTAGATCATATTAAACCTCTATCTAGTGCAAAATCTGAAAAAGAAGTTTTAGATTTAAATCACTATACTAATTTTCAACCTTTATTAGCTATAGATAATTTAAAAAAAGGAGTTTCTTTAATTGAAAAACAATTAAAATTATTATAATGGAAAGTATTGAAAAAATGTATAATTTTAATAAATTTCAAACCGAAATAAATGAAACATTAAAGAATTCAATTCCAAAAGAAGTATATGAAAATTTAGTTGAATATATAGCTACTATTAAATTTGTTAAAAATCTTATAGCTCCAGAAGAAGAAAGGGGTTATGCTAAAGATAGACCTAAATCTACTTTGTATAATGATAATAGAATAGATGTAGATTTAACTAATCCTCATATACTTGAGGATATGGATTACTTTAGACAACCTGCTATATTCTTTGAAAAGAATGGTAGATATACAAATATACCACCAAATAGTAATCCTAAATCTGAGTATGCTGAATTTTGGAGAGAAGAACTAAGACGATGGAAACATGGTATGGTTCGTGAATCTGATGGTGAATGGATTCCAGGAGAGTTATATTTCTATTGGAATTATAGTCCTATATGGTTAGTAGAAACAATTGCTACTAGTGGTGCAGGAGAAAGATCTCAAGGGGAACGTGTTAGAAAGTTTGCTAAACCTTGGTTAGGAGATTATTTATATTTCCATTATACTAATAGAGCTAAACGTTTGGGTAAACATGGTAAAGTATTAAAAACTCGTGGTATTGGATTTAGTTTCAAGAATGCATCTGAATCACCTAGAAATATGTATGTCTTTCCAGGTTCAGGTAATCCTAATTTTCATTTAGCTTCTGATAAAGGTTTCTTAACAGGAGATAAAGGTATATGGGGTAAAGTATTAGATACACTGGATTGGATAGCAGAACACACCCCTCTTCCTAGAATGAGAGTAATTGATGCTACTAAAGAGATGAATGTACAGTTAGGATATAAAGATGAATATGGTTCACGTAAGGGGTTATTATCATCTGTTTTTGGTATATCATTAAAAGATAATCCTGATAAAGCTAGGGGTATACGTGGACCTCTTATACACTATGAAGAAGACGGTTTGTTTCCTAATCTTGAAAAAGCATGGAACGTAAATAGAAAAGCTGTTGAAGATGGTGGAGTATCATTTGGATTTATGTTAGCTGGGGGTACAGGTGGTGTTGAAGGAGCTTCATTTGCAGGTTCTGAAAAATTATTCTATAAACCAAGTGCTTACAATATCTTTGGTATTCCAAATTTATTTGATAAAACTTCAACTGGTGAAAATGAATGTGGTTTCTTTTGGGGAGCTTATTTAAATCGTAATGAATGTTATGATGAAACAAATGGTGAACCAGATGTAATTAAAGCATTAATTGAGATTTTACTAGATAGACATTTAGTAAAATATAACTCTTCTGATGCTAGAGCTATTACACAAAAGAAAGCGGAGGAGCCTATTACTCCACAGGAAGCTATTATGCGTACTGAAGGAACAGTATTTCCTGTTGCTGATATCAAAGATTATCTTGAAAGTATTGGACCTAAGAAAGAAACCTTTTTAGCTGAACATTATATTGGGGAACTTATATATAATAATCTCGGAGAAGTAATTTGGAAACCTACAAGTGATAAATTTCCACTTAGAGCTTATGATAGTTCTGATACAGATAGAAGTGGATGTTTGGAAATATTTGAAATGCCTAGTAAAAATGCTAATGGTGAAATACCTCGTGGTAGATATATTGCAGGTATTGACCCTATTGATGCTGATACAGGTGCATCTTTATTTAGTATATTTGTAATGGATACTTTTACAGATCGTATTGTTGCAGAATATACTGGTAGACCTAGATTAGCTAATGATGCATATGAAATATCATTAAGACTTCTTAAATTCTTTAATGCTGAAGCTAATTATGAAAAAAACTTAAAAGGTTTATTTAGTTATTTTGATGCTAGAAATTGTTTACATTATTTATGTAATACCCCTCAAGTATTAAAAGATATGGATATGGTTAAATCAACTAATTTATATGGTAATAATGCTAAGGGTACTCATGCTAATTTAGAAATAAATAAATGGGGAAGACTTTTACAAGCTCAATATATGTCAACAAGATATAATGAAGGGGATGAAGAAGATCTTAGTTTAAAATTACATCACATTAGAACTATTCCTTATTTAGAAGAATGTATTGCTTGGAATTCAGATGGTAACTTTGATAGGGTTTCAGCAATGGGTATGTTATTTATTTTAAGAGAAGATAAAGTTAAATTAAGTAAATCAGTTAAAAGTAATTATGATAAACAAATTAAAAAATTATCAAGTGATCCTTTCTTTGAAAAGAATTATAAAAAACAAAATAGCTATTAGTAAATAATGATTTTTTAAAGATTTATTCAAAATAATTTGGAAAAACTTAAAAAATTTAGTATATTAGTAAGTTAATAAAAAAATAGTATGGCAACACCTAGAATAAATGGTCTTATTTTACCAAGACAAAGATTACCTTACGCACAAAAAAATATTGAATGGCGTAAAGATAATGTTGATTATGCAGATAGACATTCTTTTTATAATAATGAAAGAGTTCGTAAAAGTTTACAAAATAAAATTATAAATTTAAATCTTTATAATGGAATTGTAGATGCTAGAGATTTAACTAATGTGGTTAACCCACATCAAATTGATGCATCTTTTGTACCAGATAATATTCCACATCATCCAATAATTGTACCTAAGATAGATTTATTAGTAGGTGAAGAAATTAAAAGACGATTTGATTGGTCTGTTATTGTTACAAATGCAGATGCTATTAGTAAAAAAGAAGAAGATAAAAAAGAATTTCTTAAAGAAAGACTTACTCAATTCTTACAAGAAAACTATCAAGATGATGAATTAAAATCTAAAATGGAAGATCTTGCTAAACATATGAAATATAGTTGGCAAGACATTCGTGAAAAATCAGCTAATCAAATATTAAAACATTATAGTCAAGAACAAAGATTTGATAGAACTTTTAATGATGGTTTTAAAGATGCGTTAATATTTGCTGAAGAAATATATCAATGTGATATAATTCACGATGAACCAGTATTAATTAAACTTAACCCTTTAAAAGTACATTCAGTTCGTTCTGGTAATTCAGATAGAATTGAAGATTCATCTATTATAATTATACAAGATCACTGGAGTCCTCATAAAATTATTGATGTATATCATGATGAATTGAAACCAGAAGATATCGATTACATAATGGAATATACTACAACTTCTTCTAAAGGTTCTTATTCAGATGATCAAAATAATCATGTGTTATTAAGAGATGCTTTAAATACAGGAGTTGAAGGTATGTATGATACTATTTTTAATTTAGCAGAACTTAATGGACATTTCTTTGGTTCTAATTATACCGATGATACTGGTAATATACGAGTATTAAAAGTATTTTGGAAATCAATTAAACAAGTTAAAAAAATTAAGTTTTATGATGAATATGGTGAAGAACAATATAAAATTGCTTCTGAAGAATATATTCCAAATAAAGATTTAGGTGAAGAAGTTACAACAATGTGGGTTAATGAATGGTGGGAAGGTGTTAAAGTAGGTAAAGATATTTACTTAAATATTAAACCTCGTAAAGTTCAATATAATAAAATATATAATCCATCATTATGTAGTCCAGGTATTGTAGGTCAAATTTATAATACCAATCAATCAAAAGCTGTATCATTAGTTGATAGAATGAAAAACTATCAATATATGTATGATGTAATTTGGGATAGACTTAATAAAGCTATATCAACTAATTATGGTAAAATATTTGAATTAGATTTAGCTAAAATTCCAGAAAATTGGGAAGTTGATAAATGGATGCATTTTGCAGTAGTTAATAAAATTGCTGTAATAGATTCATTTAAAGAAGGTCAACAAGGAGCTGCTACTGGTAAACTTGCTGGTAGTATGAATACACAAGGTGGACGTGCTATTGATATGGAGACAGGTTCTTATATACAACAACACATTCAATTACTTGAATTCATTAAAGCTGAAATGGGAGAAATTGCAGGTGTATCCGCTCAACGTGAAGGACAAGTTTCAAATAGAGAAACTGTTGGTGGAGTTGAAAGAGCTGTTAATCAATCTTCGCATATTACAGAGTATTGGTTTATGTTACATGAACAATGTAAAATTAGAGTTTTAGAAACATTTTTAGAAACTGCTAAAATTGCATTAAAAGGTAATAATAAAAAAGTACAATATATATTAGATGACCAATCTATAGAAATGTTAAATATAGATTCTGATGAATTTTGTGAACAAGATTACGGTATTATAGTAACAACTTCATCTAAAACTCAAGAGTTGGAGCAAATGATTAAACAAAATGCTCAAGCTTTTGTTCAAAATGGTGGTGGGTTATCTACTATAATGGATATATATTTTAGCCCATCTTTAATGGATATGCGACGTAAACTTGAAGAAGCTGAAGATCAATTACATCAAAGACAATCTGAACAAGCTGATGCTGCAAATAAAATTCAAGAACAACATAATCAAGAAACTATTAATTTAGAAAATAGAAAACTTGAACTTGAAGATATTAAAAATCAAAGAGATAATGATACTAAAGTTTATATTGAAGAGCTTAAATTGCAAATGCAACCTCAAGAAACGTCTGATGATGGTATACAAGATCCTTTAGAAGCAGAAAAGTTTAAATTGGATATTCAAAAGAGAAAAGATGATTACATACTTAAGATGCGTAAACTTGATGATGATATGAAAAGACATAAAGATCAAATGGATGCAAAAAAAGTAGATCAATCTATCGCAAGAATCAAAAAGAAAACAACAAAATAGCTATTACTAAATAAACAAAAAATGAAAATATTTGAATAAATATTTGACTTTTGATTAAAAAAGTAGTATATTTGCAAACTTTATAAATAGGGAGAAAATTATGGAAGACGAAAAAGATGAAATGTCAATATTTAATTCTGATATGGAATTAAATTATAGTGACTTTATGATACCTGAAGAAATTCAGGAAGATAATGATAATGTAAATAATGATTCATTAAATGATGATGATTTAAATAATACAAACTCTGTCGAGGATGCAAATCCAGAAGATGTAGATGGGGAAGAAGAAGATGATAATAGTGAGGGTGATGAACAAGATGATAATTCTCCCAATATATACTCTTCCCTTTCAAATGTTCTACATGAACAAGGTTTATTACCTTCACTTGAATCTTCTGATTTACTTAAAGATGTTAAAAACATTGATGACTTTACGTCAATTTTAAAAAAAGAAATTGACATTCAAGCTCAAATTAAAGCTCAAGAGCATTTATCAAATTTAGATTTAGAAAAAATTGCTACTTCAAGAAAAGCTGTATTAGAATTAGATGCTATTGATGAAGATTATTTAAAGAATAATCTTGAAGTAGCTAAAGATATTATATATCGTGATTATCTTAATCAAGGTTTATCTGAAGATAGAGCGAAAAAAATGATTAGGAAAACAATTGACTTAGGTGAAGATATGTTAATTGAAGATGCTTTAGAATCTAAAGAAAGTTTAAAAATATTTGAATCTAAACAAGAAGCTCTTGAACAAGAAAGATATCAAGAAGAGTTAAAAGCTCAAAAAGAAGAACAGGAAAAAATTGATATTGCTATTAAAAATTATATTTTTAATTCAAAAGAAATTGTAAAAGGAATACCTAATACAAAAGCATTACAAAATACTGTTTTTAAAACTATGACAGAAGTAGTTTCTAAAAATCCTAATACAGGAGAATTGGAAAATAAATTAATGCAAGAAAGATCTAAGAACCCAATTGAATTTGATACTAAAATGTATACAATATTTGAATTAACAAATGGGTTTAATGATTTAACTAAAATTGCTACAAGTACTACTTCTAATGCTGTTAAAAAGCTAGAAAAACAATTAAGAAAAACTAACTTTGAAGATAATGGTACACCAACCTATTTGCAAGATCCAAATAGTTACGGTGGAATTGGTTCAGAAATAGTATTTTAAAAATAAATAAAAATTAATAATTAAATAATTAAATATGTCGTTAGGTAAGTTTGTAATGACCAAAGGTAAAGCTTGGTCAGGTTTAACACTAAAAAATCACATTGGTGCTATTTTTGGAACACAACCACAATTGGTTTCACCTTTAACAACTGTACTATTACAAAACTCAGGAATGAAAAACCTAGATACAACTTTATCTTTGTTTCCTGAAAAAGTATTAAATACTGCAGATGATTTTGTGTGGAAAGTAGTTGGAAGTGATGAAAGAAATATTCCACTTGTTGAAGCAAGATTTCAAGGATCTGTAGTTAATAATGGCACAACTGGTGTTGGAGTTGCTAGAACTAAATTTGAATTGGTATTTGCAGAAAAATGGTTTACAAAAATGCATGTTATTGCAGGACACCGTCCAGATGTTTACCAAATTAGAATTTTAGAAGATCCGTATGAAGATGGTGGTAACTATGTTTATCCATGTGAAGTATGGGGAGGTCAAGAATCTTTAGCTGGTATTCCAGGTGATGAACTTGTTGGAGGTAGTAGATTTAGTATTGAATCTGCTTATTCTGAAGACGAGCTTTCTATCCAAGGTGCTGGTATTCAGTTTACTTCTCCTTATTTAATGAGAAACTCTGTTTCTACATTGCGTATGGAGCATAAAGTATCTGGAGCAATGATTGATTGTAAAGTAGAACCAGTTTATTTTGCTGGTATTGAAACAAGAGATCCAAATACAGGAAAAGTACACAAATCAACTACTTGGATGCAAGAAGTTTATTGGCAGTTTGAAAAACAATTCTCAAGAATTAAATCTCGTACAATTATGTTTGGTAAAACCAATCGTGATGAAAACGGACGTTATTTAAATAAAGGGAATGCCAATATTGAAATTAAAGCTGGTTCAGGAATTCGTGAACAAATGGAAGTTTCAAATACTATTACATACAATAGATTTTCAATGCGTCTTTTAGAAGATGTATTATCTGAATTATCTGAAGGTAAATTAGATTGGAGTGAAAGAAAATTCATGTTACGAACTGGAGAAAGAGGTGCTGCTCAATTTAATAGAGCTGCTACAGCTGCTGCTTCAGGATGGAAAGCATTGTTTGATAATACAAACCAAAATGCTATTAAACAAGTTTCATCTAAATTCCATGATAATTCATTTGTAGGAGGATTCCAATTTACAGAATGGAGAGCACCAAATAACATTCATATTATGTTAGAGGTGGATCCAATGTATGATGATAAAGTTCGTAATAAAGTACTTCACCCAGATGGTGGTGTAGCTGAATCTTACAGATATGATATCTTGTATATCGGTTCAATGGAAGAGCCTAATATTCAAAAAATTAAAGTACGTGGTGATGATGAACTACGTGGTTATATGGCAGGTATTAGAGATCCATTCTCTGGACGTAGAGGTGGAATTATGCAATTAATGGAAGACTCTGCAACAATGACTGCTATGTGTGGTACTGGTGCAATGGTTAAAGATCCATCTAGAACTGCAACATTGAAACCGTCTATTATAGACTAATAATAAAGTTACAGGGGAGTTATAAAAAGCTCCCCTTTTTTAAAAATTTAATAGGGAGAAATTAAAATGGAAGATGTTAAAGAAAGTGTATTTACTTTACCAAAAGAAGTAATTACAGTTAAATATATTAAAAGAAAAAAAGGAATGGCTTCTAATGTAAATGATGAACACATCATTTCAGGAGGAATGCTTTCAGGTTCAGTTAAGAGATTTCAAGCACCATTGTTAAGAAATGGTTCTATCAAAAATGTTCTTTCTAATGAAGAAAAAGAATGTATTGAAAAACTTACTGGTTTAAATTTATCAATTTATGGTGAATTTTGGACAAATCATTTTGTATCTTTATTTAAAGATGATAATAGATTTGATTTAGAAAACCCTATGGATTATATATCATATAAAATTTTACTAAATTTAAAAGATGATATTGCAGAAACTTGGGCTGATCGAAATAAAAAACAAACTTATCAGTTTGTCATTACTAGTGGTGATGAAGAATTTTCAGAAAAGAAACAAGGTTTTGATAATAAAAAAGAAGCTTTTAAATTGTATGGTAAAATTGAAGACGATAAAGATAAATTAATTGGTATTCTTGGATTACTTGCAAATAAACCAGTATCACAAGATGCTACTTTAAATTGGATTCAAGGACAAGTTGAAGAATTTTTAGATAAAAAACCAGAAGCATTTGTTACATTATTAAAAGATTCTAAATTAGAAACTAAACTTTTGATTCAACAAGCAGAAAATGCTGGAGTTGTAAAAACAAGTGGTGGTAAATATTCTACAATAGATGGTTTGAAGTTATGTGAAAACGGACAAATACCAACTTTTGAAAATGCTATTGCTTATTTAGATAATCCAAAACATCAAGAAGTTAGAAGTCTAATTGAAGCAAAATTATCAAGTAAATAATTATGACTACAAATGAATTTAGAAATGAATTTTTTATTCATTATAATGCTATTGCCACACAAAGTGCACCATCTATAGATGATTTTGAATTAAGTGTTTACTTAACAAAAGCACAGTTGGAAATAATAAAAGATTATTATAATCCATTAGGTAATAAATATAAAAAAGGATTTGAAAATTCAGAAAAAAGAAGAGTTGATTTAAAAGAATTAGTAGATAATTATAATTCAACTACTACAATAACTTCTAATAAACGAATCTCTTTAGATTCTAAATTCTTTGTTATACCAGAAGATGTATTTGTAATCATATATGAAACTGCTACAATAACAACTGGAGATTGTTTTATTGATAAACAAATAACTGTTGTTCCAAAAACGCATGATGAATATAATATTCAAATACAAAATCCTTTTAAACAACCTCATAAAAATAAAATTTGGAGATTAAATATATCTAAAATTGATAATAATAAAGTAGTAGAGCTTATTAGTCCTTATGCTATATCTGAATATCAATTAAGATATATTAAATATCCTAAACCAATTATATTAACCAATTTAAATACTTCTTTTCCAGGTGATAATCTATCAATAGATGGATTTACAAGTGAACAAACTTGTGAACTTGATAAAAGTATACATAGAGAAATATTAGACAGAGCGGTTGAATTAGCACTTAGAGATTATAAACCAAGTAATTTAGAAAGTAAAATTCAATTAGACTCAAGAAATGAATAAATAAATTAAAATTAAAATAAAATTATGTTTGGACCAAATCAAGTAGGTGAACTAATTATTGGAACAGCTGTTGCTACAGAAACTACTGCTCAGACTTTTATTGCTACAGCAAGTGATAAAGAAGTTAAAGTATTATCTGAAGATGGTACTGCCCCAGCATTAGGTAAACCATTTAAAGTTTTACAAAAAACAGCTGGAGATGCTGGTAAAGGATTAAATTATGAATTCTCGGATGTCATTAATCCTAAATATCTTGAAAGAATTACTGTAGCAAATTATGCAGCTGAAGTTCAAAAATCTGTAACTATTGGTGGTTTTACAGGAAATGTATTAGCAAATCATACTTATGAAGTTGAAATTAGACTTTATAATGATGGTGGTTCATTATCTCCTGAAAACTTTGCAATTATACAAGGTTTCTATGTAACGGGTGCTTCAGTAGCTTCTGAAACAGCCACTACTATTCGTGATGGTGTGTTAGCTTCTTTAAATAAAAATCTTATTAAAAGAGGTAATTCAGAATTTGTTACAAGTGCTACAGGTGGTGGTACACCAACTATAACTATTGTTGGTAAAGTACAATCTGTTGTTCCTGGAAAAATTATAGGAAAACAAATTGAATTTGATGCTAAAGGTAAAGTATTCCAAAATATTCAAGATTTAACACAACCTCAACAAAATTTAGGTTTGTTAACTACAACTGTTAACGCAACTGCTACTCCAGGAATTGGAACAGGTAAACTTGCTGTTAACTACGAATGGTTTGTTAAAGGAATGAAATATGATCCAGCACGTCAAGTAGGTTATCCAGTTGATTTTAATACACCATATTATGCAGATATTGCAGGTCAATATGATGTAGTAGATTTCACATATTATAGCCCACGTAAAGAAACATCTGTTGAACGTCAATATAAAACACTTCGTGTTATGATTACAACTGGTGGTGCAGTAGATGATATTGTTACAGATTTAGAAACAATTACTGGATTGACATTAAACAACCCAGGTACTAATTTAGTATAATAAATAATAACCAATCAAGGGAGGGAGAAATCCCTCCTTTTTTTATATATAAAATATGATTACAATAAATAATTTTGAAATAATAAACAATGGTTCTCAATTAGCAATTGATGTTGAAACTAACGTTGGTTATAATATAACATCAATATTGTTATGGAACATGGATACTTTCAAAGATTATGCATTAGCTACAAGTCTTACATATAAATTAGAACAAGTTAATAATAAAGAAGTATTTATTGTCACAGCAACTGAATTAGGAATAATTAGTTTTAAAGATATATATTTTATAGAAATTGAAAGTGATGCACCTACTGAAGAATGTAGTACTTGTTTATTACCTGCATTAGGTATTACATATAGTTTATTACCATATTATAAATGTATGTTAGATAATCTATTAAAAGCTGAAATAACAGATTGTGTAAATTGTAATGATTTAAGTTCTAAAAATTTAATTGTTACAATAAATATTATAATTGATTCAATTGAAAAATCAATTGATTTAGGTTATTATTTACAAGCAATCGATAATATAAATAAACTTAAAAAATTATGTGGATTACAAAATTGTATAAATTGCAAACCAATAAATTGTAATACATGTAGTGAATTTAAACAAATAACATAATGATAGAAATAAATGATAAAAATCATATTTCTGTTTTATTAAGTTCTTTAGATAAAATTTATAATCAAGGTAAAATAAATGGTAAATTAGAAACTATTGATTTGTATATATTAAATGTTATATATAAGTTATTAAATAATTGTTGTTTAGAATTAACTAATGAACAAAGAAAATGTTTAATGAATAGTTATAGAAATATGTATTTTTATTCAAATACTATTTGTCAAGCTACTCCAATACAAATTTATCAAACTAATTATAAAACTAAATTCTTTCAAGCAGAATCTGAAGATTGTAATAATTATCCAAAATTTGAAGATATTTATTATTGGCAAGAACCTTTAGGTAGAAATTTTGCAAATATACATCCAGATATTGTAGATTCTACTTATTTAATAGGTAAAAGTTTTGATACTGAAGAGAATTTTAAACTTGGAAAAGATATAGACTATTCAGATATTGGAGTTATCTGTTTCTTAGTAACTGATACTTTAACTACCGATACATATAAAATATATGATATCTTAAATAATGATATAACTCATACCTTTAATACAATATATATTGATTCACTTAATTCAACATTATTTGTATCAAGTAATAGTTACAGTTATGGACTAATGAATATAACAATTAAAAAACAGACAACTAATTTATCTATTGGACCGTTTAATAGAATATTTAATAATACATTTTTATAATGACAAATACACAATTAAAAACACAAATAGATACTGATATTACTAATAAAGTTGCAAATAATAGTATAACACCTACAAACATAGGAATCAATACTAAAGCAGTTGTAGATTATGTAGATCAACAAAATTTTACTAAACAAATTAAAGTTAGTTTAACTTCTGCGGAATTGTTAGCATTAGATGTAACTCCAAAATTATTAATTTCTGCAGTAGCAAATAAGCTTATAAGATTAAGATCAGTACATCAAAGATACAATCATAATACAACAGCTTATACACATACAGGATTGGATAGAATAGCTTACGGTACAATTGGTAATTGGTTACATACAATACCTCTTGTTATAACATCTGCCCAAGATACTTATGGGTTTCAAGATTTCTCAATAAATTCATCCACTTCTACAGATTATACAGGATTGAGTATAATACTTACTGCCACATCTGCTATTACATTAGGTGATGGAACTTTAGATTTATATTTAACATATGATGAAATATCAATATCATAGATAATATTATGGCATTAAGAATAAGATTAGACGGAAGAATATTATGTGCTGCTTTAAATAAGGTAGAAGATGGAGATATTTATATTAACGATAATCTACATTATCAACTTTCAGTTAAAGAAAAAGTATTAGTTACAACTGAAAATGAATACCATATGAAGCATGGTGGAGAATGGTGGTGGAAAGGTAGAGAACCTAAAGAATTATTAATTGATAATTTTTATTATACATAACAAAAAATGGATTATTCAAATATACCTACGGGTTTAAAAATAACATCACAAATTCCTTTAGATGTAAAGGAATATTGTCTTAATGAAGCTACATTAGCTTATTTAGGACCTTCAAACAACTTAGCTTTTACATATCATGATGGTTTAAAAGTATATTGTCTTGAAGAAAAAACAATATGGGAATGGAGAGAAATTACTATAGAACCAGCAGACAGTGGATTAATTGTTACAGGAGATTTTACATACCCTAATAATTCACCTATTACATTTGGAGTAGATTATTCTAATAAAACTTATAATTTTTTCAAGATAGAATATCAAAATTTATCTGATGTTAAAGTTTATGATGCTACATCTGTAGGTACAGGTGAAACAATCTATAAAAATAAGACAGTTTCTCCTTCTGGAAATAATGTTACTTTTAATTTTAAAGAAATATCTACTAATAATATAGGTTCTGGTATAGGTGTAATAAATGGTGCAACTACTTCTGGTGATGATATTGTTATTTCAGGTAAAACTTTAAAAACAACTAATCTTTCAATTACAGAAACAATTCCTGGAGAAATAGTAATAGATGCTCCAACAGATCCAAGTGATATTAAGTTTTATGTAAATGCAAATTATCAAGGCGGTAATTCTAACGGCTCACTAGCAAGACCTTACGTTACCTTAAAAGAAGCATACGATCGATATATTGGAACCGGTGATGTTGCTTCGCCTCAATTTGCAACCATAGGAACAATAGAGTTGCTAAGTGATGTTGAAACCGGTCAAACTGGCGACCCTGACGAAATAGGTTATTTATCTGCAAATTCCCTTAGAATTAAAGGGAATGGTTATAAAATAACTTACAGAGGCACTAAGGAATACTTTATCTCGACCGCGTATTTAATTACGCAAGTAGGACTTGATGGTAGCAATGCATTAAACAAAAATATCTCTATGAGTTTTGAGGATTTGACAATTACCTCTAACACAGTTCACGAAATAGTTGAGCATAAGAATTATACAAGTCCGTCTGCTACTTCTCAAAATACTTGTAGCATGATTTTTAGAAATTGTGTTTTAGAAGACCAGGCTTATTTGCAAGAACTTGGAAGCTACACAACGCTTTCCGGAGTAACTGTTTTTGGAGTGCCGGTTAAATATCAAACCGCATTAGCTTCAGACAAATATCTTGTAAGAACTGAAGATTTAAATTGGACCGGAGAAGGACTTTTAATTCTTGAAAATGTTACGCTTAAACCATCTTCGTCAACAGCGATATATGCTAAAAACACAAAATGCTTTTGGAAAAATGTAGAGATAAACTTCAATCCGTTTTTCGTAAATTCAGGAGGTATCGTTTCAACAAAATGCACACCTAAAAATGATGTTTTTAGTATTTTCGTTGAAGGAACGGTAATTAGTCAAAACTATTTCAGAATAGAAAACTATACCTCTCAAGTACAATACGGAATATACAATTCTCAACAAGCGGGTGGACAAGGTGCAATCATCAAAACGTTGGATAATTGTTTTGTCGAGATATTCAAAGGATTTGTGTATTTTGAAACAATGACAAACGTGTTTCTAATCAGCAAAGATACGCTTATGTCGCTAAGAAGTTTTGATGGCTCAAACATTATTTCATTAGATGCCACTTATGGAGCATTTAAACTTTCAGGAAGTATACCTGGTGCACCTGTTTTTATTGATGTTAATTTATCAACAATTAATAATGTAAAAAATTGGACAACTCTTCAATATATAAGACCAACTGCTGCTAGTGCAACTATTAATGGAGCTTATTTTTCAGATAAACCAGATTTTCCAGATAATGCGCTTGCAATTGCTGGCGGATTAGTTCCAGGAAATGAATATTATGATACAACAGGACAAATTGCTACAAGAGTGGTTTAAAAAAAAACTATGGCAACAATACAGTATTTAAATAATTCAAGAACAAATAAAACAACTTTTAAATATTTATAATATGTCAATATCTTGTTTAGAAATAAATCAAACAATAAATGAATTGTTAATAGCTTTTCATGATTGTGTTAAAATAAAAAATTCAGATTTAACTAAATTAGTAGAATTAGTTGCTGCAGTAAATGAATGTGCTAATGGAGGTTTAAATTATAATACTAAAATACAAAAAGTATATACTCCAATTACAGATACTGTGATAACATATCCAATAGATTCATTTCATTCAATATCTATAATGATATTAACTGGTAATATAACTCAAGAAATAGAGTTAACAACAGTAACATTTCCAACAGGAAGTGTGTTAAATACTGAGTACACAACATTAAATCAACATGTTGTAGAATTTACAGTTAAAGCTGGTTCTACAGTAGTTGTAGAATATTTAACAGAAACAATATAATGGCGGAAATAGATAATTCTTTAGGAAGTAATACTAATACAGTTATATCTATACATAATGATTTATCTGGATTAAATGATGGAGATTACATTCATTTAACTTTATTAGAAAAAGATAAGTTAAATAATATAGAAGAAGGTGCTCAAGTAAACCCAACAAATACATCTGAATTAACAAATAATGGTTCAGACGGAACTTCAACTTATATAGAGAGCGATGAATTAGCTACTGTGGCTACAAGTAATAATTACAATGATTTAGATAACTTACCGACAATACCTAGTATTGTTGGATTAGCAACAGAAACTGATTTAAACAATCATACTAGTAACACAAGTAATCCTCATAATGTAACTAAATCACAAGTAGGATTAAGTAATGTTGATGATGTACAACAATATCCAAACAGTAATCCATCTGGATTTGAAACTCCATCTCAATTAGACACAAGAGACATAAACAATAGAGCAAGAGCAAACCATACAGGAACTCAAGCTATTTCTACAATTACGGATTTACAAACCATATTAAATAGTACAAGACAAAACTTATATCTTTCTGTTACACCAACAACACCTGTATTTGGGGTGACAACTGAAACACTTGCAACAACGATTACTGTTCCGTTAGGAAAAATGAAAACAAATAGTGTTTTAGACATATATTATAGAAGTAATAGAATTGGTACTAGTGCATCTTGGACAGTAACTGTAAAGGCTAATACTACAAACAATCCATCAACAGCAACAATTATTAGTAATTATGCAGTTCCTGGTAATTTTTCTCCTTATGCAAGTGTTTATATTAAGGGTCAATATAATGGAGTTAATATGATTTTCAACAATACAAATCCAAGTAGTGGTAATAATTTTACTAGTGGTTCAGTAGTGCCTTACACCATAGCTTGTAATAATGTTATAACACCTATTTATTTTTTCTTTTTTATAACACCAACAAATTCATCATCATCAATAACGATTGATGCGATAGAAATAACTAATTAAATGAAAACAGTAATAGACATAAACACAAATGAAACATTGTTTCATACAAATGATTATACAATTGAATTAATGGAAAATCAAGATATTGTTGATTTTAGACCAGATGAATTAACTGAAAGACCTCAATCAGAAGAAGAACTTAATAGGCTACAATATACAGAATTGAAATCTACTGATTGGAATACTTTTAATAATAAACAACAAGATTTAAAAACTTTCAATAGAACTCAAGGTATTTATTACTTTGAAGAGTTTATGGGTAATCAGGGTGGTGCACCAATGGCAGCTTATTCAAATGTTATAACATTAGTAAGTGGTAATGGTACAGCAAGAAGTGTTGGTACTACTAATAGAACCAATCAACAAGGTATTATTCAACATTCAACAGGAACTGCTGCAACAAATTTTGCTGGATATATTTATGGTTCATCATTATATATTGGTTCAGGTACAATAAGTATTGAAACTTATGTAACAATAGACACATTATCTAATGCAACTCAAAGATTTTTTACTTATTTTGGATATGCTGGTGGTAGTTCAAACTATTTAAACATACCAAGTGGTATATTCTTTTCTTATGATGAAGGTGGTGTTGTATTCTCAGGTGGTATAGCTACACCTAACTGGAAATGTTATACAAGAGTTGCATCAGGAGCAGTAACTGTTACAACTACATCAATTCCTGTTGTTGATGGTCAATGGTATAAATTAAGAATTGATATTAATGCTGCTGGAACATCAGTAACATTTTTCATAAATGATGTTTTGGTTGCAACACACACTACTAATATACCATCATCAACAACAGTAATTGCCCCTATTAGTATAATACATAAGTCTGCTGGAACAACAGCAAGAACAATGCTAACAGATTACTTTATGTATGAAGAAATCTTTACAAATCCAAGATAATGAAAGAGAAGTTTAATAATTTAGTAAGTTTATTGAAATCAATTGTTAATGATTTCAAATCATGGGAAAAAATAATTTATAATAATTGGCACAAACATATAATTATAGGATTAATTTTAGGTGTTGTTTGTTCAACAATATTAAATTTAACCTTTACAGGTGTACCTTTTATAGCAAAAGTTATTATATGTGCAGTATGTACATTTATTGTTTGTCTTGGTTTTGAATTTGTACAACAAGGTAATAGAGTAATTGATGAAAAAGAAAGATTTGAAAGTAATAAAGATTTACTTGTAGGATTTATAGCAAGTCTTATTTCAATAATAATAAACCTAATAATAATAAAATAAATAATGTTTGAACTCTTAACGAGAAACTGGGAAATAATTTTAGGAATATCTGGTGTAGTTGCTACACCTATTGCATGGGTATTCGGTGGTAGACAAAGCAAAAATATAGAAATTAAAAAAGCTTCTACAGATGCGGTTTCCTCAATGCAATCAATATATGATAGTTTCTTAGAAGATTACAGAAATAGAATGACTGAGGTAATTATAGAATTAACAACAGTTAAAGCTACAAATACAGAATTGCAAAAGCAATTTAATGAACTTCATTTACAATATGCTAAAGAGATTGAAAGATCTCAAAACTGGGAAAAATTGCATGCAGAGTTAAAACGTAGATATGATGATCTTGCTAAAGTTTATGAAGCTTTACAAAAAGATCATGATAAGTTAAAAAAAGATTTTGACGCATATAAAAAGAAATAATATGAAACTAAACGATAAATGTTATAATCTTATCAAGGAATTTGAAGGATTAGAATTAAATGCTTATCCTGATCCTGCAACTAAGAATGATCCTATTAAAAAAGGAGAACCTTTGACAATAGGTTATGGTACAACTATTTATCCTAACGGATTAAAAGTTAAAAAAGGAGATGTAATTACTGCAGCAAAAGCAACAGAATTTTTAATTTCAGATGTTACTAAATTTTCACAAAGAGTGTTATCTTTAGTGAAGAAACCATTAACAGATAATCAATTTGGAGCAATTGTATCATTTGCTTACAATTTAGGGGTAGGAAATTTATCATCTAGTACTTTGTTAAAAAAATTAAATATTAACCCAGATGATTCTTCTATAACATCAGAATTCCTTAAATGGAATAAAGCTAATGGAAGAGTACTAAATGGAT